GGCATACACGAAAACGACGCCGCTTGATGATTCGAGTGCGAGTGCCTGAGCCCATGCCCATCCTAGCGCGAATGCAGGATGGCCGGCCATCACCGCGCCATGTGAGAGATAATCGGCGGCGCTAATCGTCAAGCCAGCAGCCAGCAGCGGCTCGCTCGTCTTCGCCACGAACCGAAAGAGAAATTCGATTACTTGGTCATACCAGCCCAGGCTAGTGAATTGTTGCCATTTGTCCATACGATAGAACTCCTTCCCACTCCCCCACTTGAGAGAGCATATGCATCTATAAAAACGCGGTGTGACAAAATGAGACAGGCTTATGAAGCGGCTTCATGCATAGTGTCTGTTACAGAAATTTGGGAATCTGTCTCATTTGTAACAGTCGAATTGCCTTCATTCATACCCCTTTTGGCCCAACCAGGACGATGCAAATCAAGTGTTTTCCCGATTGTTCTGTAACTCACCTGTCTGCCTTTCAACATCTTTTCGATAGACCGTCCAGACATGCCCTTGTCGTACAGATCCAAGATGACCGCCACAGGATCAGATCGGGGAAACAGTTGTGTGCCCTGGGTGACTTGTGGGATATTTGCATTGGTGAGTGGCATGTTCAATTGCCTGTAGAAGTTGATCCAGAAGGCTTCTCTCTGGATAGCCTCTTCCTGGGTGAATATGCTTTCTTCCAATACCTTGCAGTAGGGAACGCGATTCCTCTCACGCAGCCCTCTTAGCCATCGCGCCTTGGGGCTGTCGCCTCTGTTATCCTGCAGGTGCTGAGTAAATCGGGTATAGACATCCTGGGTCATGCCGATGTAGCACACCTTATAGAGTTCATCCGGGTCAATCAACGCATAAACGGCATACATGGTGCTATCTCTCTTTCTCTTGTGTGAGCAATGTGCGTAACATCCAGATAACTTCCCCATTGAAAGAGCGTTCATGCTCTTTCGCTCGCTTGCGGATAGCTTCAAGCAAGTCCACTGGGAAGCGTATAGAGATACGCTGCTCTTTACTTTTCTTTTCCATGTATCCATTTTACACCACTTTGGTTACATTGTCAATTGGTCTCACTTGTGACAGGTACCCTTAACCAGATGCGTTGTAGTTGTCCCTAGAGTCAATTGATCAGGGCATGTCTTGCCATAGCCGCTTTCTTGCCATCTCGTATGAGTGTAGTCAATCTGATATGTGCCATACCACGTACCTTGATCACTTCCGGTAAAATCGCTACAAGCATCCGCACTAAAGGCTATAAGGGAGAGTACGAGTGCTAATGTAGCAAGTATTCTTCTCATGGTTCCTCCTGTGGATCGCTCTCAACAGTGGTTCGTGTATTCCAACCCGGCCGGTACAAATCGAGTGTTTTGGCAATCTCTCTATAGCTAATCTTCTTATCTCCCCTATCCTTGAGCCAGCGCTCAATAGCGCGCCCACTCATGCCCTGGTCAAAGCAGGTAAGTATCGCTTCAGACGGTGCAGGCGGGCTAATCTCGCGTGGCAGGAATTGCCGGTGCTCATCGACGTGCACCGTGCCTCGGAATTGATAGCTTCCGTCTGGATCTCTGTACAAGATATAGGCATCACCTGCATAGATGACAGCCTGCTGGATTTCCGCATGCGTGCGCCGGGTTGCATCGACAGCGACCGCCGTCTTCGTTGCGCTCACATGCCGTATCGTCAGGGCAAGCAGCACAATCCAGCCACAGATGAAGAAGCCCACAAATGATGCCACAATGAGTGATTCGAGCAAAGCCAGGTGAATGGCCGCCATAAGAATAATGGAGCCAGTTGCCAGGATGCAAAGAAAGATGACGAGCACGAGTGCGGCTGCTCCACCCTCCACCGTGATGCGATTGTGGCTGAGTTGCTCGTTCTGCTGATTGTCATGGTTATCAGAGCCTTTGATAAATTTGCGATAGTTCGCCATACAATTACCCCTTACCAATTTCGTTATAATTACGACTCTGGTACAACACTACAGGGTTATAGCGGGCTCGCAACGAACGAGCCCGCTATTTCATCGTCTCCCAGATCTGCGAGCTGATCTCGTCTGCATCCTCCTGCGATTGCTTGTGCAACGCGCCGTACATGGCAAGCTTGTACTCAAAGTACGCTTTGCATGCCTGCCGAAAACTGCTCACCACTACGGCATTGACCACGAGGAAGACGGCTAATCCCCAAATCGTCCAGAGCAGCACCGTGAGTGCCGGGGTGATGAATGTAATAAATCCCAAGTTATTCTCCTTTCTACTTTTTCGATGTATCCCTACATCAGCAATGCCATTTTGAGGGGTGACGTATTCACGAGAAGTGGCCTTACAGACCTTAGACTAGTAAAGATACCTACCCCCTAAAAACAAGCCCTCTGTAGCCCCGCATGATGCGTGAAAATGCATGTCGTGCTCATGACAGGTCTAGAGGTCATCATACGGTGCTTCTGTATCGTGCAGTAGCAACCACAAGCCCGTCTGGTACAGCTCGTAGTATTCGGGTGTAAACGCCTCTATGCCCGATGGCTCGTCTTTCGGCTGTGGTGGCTGCCTGCTATCCTGTCGCGTGGCTAAGATGCCTACGACGAGGCACAGCGCGATGTAGGCCAGCGTGAAGACCGTGCAGCCGATGTTGATCATGACATCACGGCTCATGGCGTGCCTCCTCGCCGTCGTCCTGGATAATCCAATCGATACGAGTGCCATATTCGGGGTGTCCGTGGATCTCATAGAAGCTATCCCAATCAGACCAGATCGAATGTGAGCGAAACTTGGTGAGCCACCTTACAGCTACCGTGCCATCACTAAAGACAATACCCTCGTATTGTGGCTCATCCGGTGCATTGGCCGCACCCTGCTCGTAGTATTCTTTCGGTGGATTAGGTCGGTATCCCTTGAATACTTTGATCATATTTGTACCTCCTCGACTCCCTTGAGACCATAGCGCGCGCTCATAAGGTCGATCTGCTTGCGCAGGGCGAGGGCGGCGTAGAAGGCATTGGCTTGTTGGCGCTTGTACGCCGGGCCGCGTTCGTGTGCCTGCGTTGCCAACTCTAGGATCATCAACTCGCCGGCGAACTTCTCGTGTGCGGTTCGTAGATTACTCAAGGCTTGCTCAGCTTTCACGATGCGCTCCTGTTCCATATGAAGTCCAGACGCCGTACATCATCCAATTATCAGGATAGGGACGAAGGGTCCAGACATACCAGTCCTTAACAATGATATAGAGAATTGTCTTCATGATGCGCTCCTTTGCCACTGCTGATTGACCTGCTTCTCGAATCGAGCGGACTTGATGCAGTCCGTGCAATTGAGTACGATGCGCCGATGGCCGCAGGGTTTGGTACGCTGTGCATGTTGCCAGAGTTTCGCGGTTTCGGCCTCTACTTTGGCCGGGCGTAGATCACGGCTATAATTCCTTGGCATGGTTCCCTCCTTATTCAAACGTAACGGTAGGGTGTCCTACCCGATGGCGGCCCAGCACGCGCGCAAGCGGTACGTACCGCTCATGGCTGGTGTTGTCCAGGATGATCACGCAGCGGCCCAACTCCGGCGTGTCGCGCCAGCCGACGCATGTACCACGGGCGGCTACGATGCCGTGGTAGAAGTCCAGCACATCTCCGATGCGGATCGCCTGTAGTTTCTCGTCCATCATTCCTCCTCTATGCTGATTGTTGCGCTAGTAGTTCATTCCATCGCTGTATCCTGGCCCAGGCGAGTTGCCTGCGCTCTTTGTTGCGTGCGAGCCGTCTCCATGCTAGCTCGCCATGCTTTACACGGTCGCTATCGCTCAGGATCAGGTACGGGTAGTGGTGCGCTGCGGCCCAGGCGAGCAGGTCGGCTTTCGTGTACCTCATTGCGGTGCCTCCGCATCATCCAGGTTGTAAAAGCGCGTGCGTTTGCCAATGAACCGCAGAGGAAACTCACCCACATCTCCATCACGCTGCTTGGCCACGATGATATCAGCCAGGCCAGGACGGTCTGACTTTGATTTGCCATCCTTATCGAAGCCTGCATAATACTCGTCGCGGTAGACAAACATCACTACATCAGCGTCCTGCTCCAGCGAGCCGGAATCACGCAGGTCAGCAAGTTGCGGTATCTTGATTTGCCGTTCCTCTACCTTGCGTGAAAGTTGCGCCATTGCGAGCACTGGGCAATCAAAGTGCTTGGCCAGGCGTTTAAGTCCACGGCTGATTTGCGTGATCTCCTGGACACGGTTCTCATAGTGCGGCTTGCTACCCTCATCGGGTGGCTCCATCAGTTGCAGGTAGTCCACAACGATCAGGTCTACTTTCGCACGCTTCCTGATTTGCAGGCGCTGCACCTTGCTCCTGATCGAGACAACCGGGCTGCCTGAGGTATCATCGATAGAGATGGGCAAGGCTGCCAGGTGATCCTGAGCTGCGACAACGGCATCCCACTCATCTTCCTCGATCCAGCCGTTGCGCAGGCGCTGTGTCGGGATGCCGGTCAGCATGGAGATAAGCCTGTTGCCTAGTTGCCGTCTGCCCATCTCCAGGCTAAAGACGGCAACGCGCTTGCCACGCCTGGCTGCGTAGTAGGCAATGTTCATCCCTAGTGCCGTCTTACCCATGCTCGGACGGGCGGCAATGAGCACGAGGTTG